CTGTTACAGTGGGTGCAGGGGGGTCAGGCAACAGCGGTGCGGCTGGCGGCAACGGCGGCACAAGCAGCTTCGGCAGTTATTGTAGTGCAACGGGCGGCACAGGCGGGGTCCACGACAACAAAAACGCTTTGACTGCTGGAGGTGCTGGCTCTGGCGGCGACATTAACATTGATGGTCAGGAAGGTGGATGGCCAGATTGGGATGCCACATACATTGGTGGCTACGGCGGTAGTGCTCCGTTTGGTTTTGGCGTTGGTGGAATCGCCGGAAACAGCATCGACAGTAGTGTGGTTCCTCAAGCTGCAAACGGCTATGGCTCAGGCGGCGGCGGTGGACATGGTGGTGGCAATCCTACTGGAGGTGCTGGCGGCGGCGGCATCGTTGTGGTGGAGGAATTCAAATAATGGTTAAGGCACTTATTCACGGTACTCGCATCTGCGAGCTTGTTGATGATGACAAGACTTTTGAAGTGCACTCTGATTTGAAGTGGGTTGATGTTGCTGACAGCACAACGACTTTTGACACCTACGTTAACAATAAAGTTGTTAAATATGTGGAGCCAGTGATTTCTTGGGATGAAAACAGGCGGCGAAGCTACCCTGTGATTGGCGATCAGCTTGACGACCTATATCATCAAGGTGCTTTTTCAGATGACATGGCGGCAAAACTAAAGGCCGTCAAAGATAAATATCCCAAGCCTGACTAAAATAGGCTCAATCTATCTTTCAAAATCTCAACAAAAACTAGCGTCACAAATGTGGCGGTTACGCCGCTACGCCATCACCAGTGAGATGAACAAGAGGCGCAAATATGGACCCGATAACTTTAGCCGCAATTACCAGCGGCGTGACTGCCGTGAAAGGACTGCTTCAGAACGCGAATGATTTAAAAGACATATATTCGCAGATTGACACTCTTTTAAATCACACTGAGGAAGCCGACAAACCAAAGCCAAAGAAAAAACTAACTCGGCAGCAACAAATTCTCCGCATGAGGACGGGTGGCGGTGACGGGTCAGATGAGACGGATATTAGCGAGGCGGCGGATGCTGTTTTAGCAAGGAAGGCCGCACAACATCAGCTCGACTTGCTCAAAGTTGAAATCAATAAAAAATGGCCTGTAAAGCATGGCGAACAAACAACTTGGGATGCAATTCTCGAAGAACGCGAGAAGCGAATTAAGGCAAAGGAAGAACGCTTAAAAAAAGCGAAGGAAGCGGCTGAGAAAAAGCGGAAGCATGACCGCGAATTGTTGCATAAAGTTTTCATGGAAGGCGGAAAAGCAATTGCGGTCATTTTAGCAATAACGGGCGTTGTGTATTTTCTTTATCTGGCCGCACAAAAGGGCGGGAGTTTGTAAATGCCTGAGATACAGCTTCCGCAGTCTTGGCTTACTTGGGCGGGGTTTATTATTACGGTTGTTATTGGTTTGGCTATTCGTGATTGGGCCAGTGATTTAATAGCTGCGGTCAAATGGAAATTAACTCCAGGCTTTGAGCCTATGGACACAATTATTTTGGACGGTGAAAAAGTCACAATAATTCACATAGGATTGAAAGAAACAATATTTGAACGCCAAGGAAAATACGGACGCACTTGGCAATACATATCCTCGTCAAAAATAAGTGGGCATGATCTCCGTAGAGTGGTCGGTGATGACAGGATGCTCGATCACAAAATTAACGGAGAAGACGATGGAAGCTAAAGACATTGCGGCGGCGACTCAAGGATTTGGTGCTGTAGCACTTTCATGGTTGGGCATTGTAGACACGCTTTTGAGCATAACCCTTCTGTCGGCCTCACTTGCATTCCTTATCTGGCGGTGGAGACAGGCGGTGAAAGAGAAAAATGGATAAATTGCTTCGATGGTTTGAAAGCTCCATAGGGGGTCGGAATGAGGTATTCAATCTTGACTACGGTAAGCTCATCATTATTGGCTTGTTGCTGCATCATATGTTTTGGCAAGGCTGCGGTAGCTAACGAAAAAGTATTCGCTGGCTGGATACTTCATATGTTCATTAGCGGCCAGTTGAAAGAATACACGCCTCGCGGCGGCATGGCTGAGTGCCTAAAGGTAAAGCGTAAGATACTGCGCTCTCAAGGTCACGCTGTCGGCACAAGATGGGAGTGTGCCAAGGGCAAGCTGGTTCTCCGAAAGTATGATACTGGCAAAACGGGGGATAAATGGCTACCTGTTGAACATTTAGGTAAACAGTGATGGCTGAAGAGGCTGGCAGAGGTAGGAGAACCAGCGACCAAATAAGGGTAAGTGATAGTGCAGCTATTTCTATGCCTATCCGCAATCTAATTAGTATCGTAGCCGCCGTGTCTGTAGGCGTGTGGGGATATTTCGGCGTTGTCGAACGTCTGAACAAATTAGAGACATTTGAACAGTTAATCCGCAAAGATTTGGAAACAGGTCTGAAAGAGTTACAAGCTGACATTTCTAAGAATAACGAGTTCCGCATTAAGTGGCCTCGCGGTGAGCTAGGTCAGGCCAGCGCAGATCAAGAACAATATCTCTTAATTGAGCATTTAAGTGGTCAAGTAGAGAAAATTCAGACCCGCATTGAAGAGGGTATGAGTAACGGCGTAAACATCACAAGGCTGCAAACGGACATGATGGAAGTGCGGAGCGCAGTTGAAAAACTGAAGGACAAGCAGCGCGGTTTAATCAACGGAGGACAGTGATGGCAAGGTTACTCATTCTTCCCCTTGTGCTTGCGCTTGCAGCTTGCCAGCCTGTCCCAACCGTTGCAGCCAATCCTGTTATCCCGCCCTGCTTGCCAACTGGAAAAATGGCAGTCCAAGTGAATAAGCTGTTTGGAGAGGAGCCATTAATTAAAGGCGTAGCAAAAGACGGTGCCTATTTTACGATATATGCGTCTGGCATTGGCTGGACGATGACTAGGACCGTGAATAAAAAAGAATGTTTGTGGCTCGTAGGTGAAGGTCGTTTAACAATTTTTGGCTACAACGATGGCAGTAAGGAGAAGGCCAGTGCAGCACCTTAGTTTCGTCGCAATGCTCATTCTATTGGGCGGTTGTCAGTGGCGCATACCCGTGGATATGTTTAACTATTAGAGGAGGCGGCTATCCTTACATTAATTAGCAGCGTTCTGGGTTTTGGAACGAGTTTTCTCCCCAAGGTGCTTGGGTTTTTTGAGGAGAAACGCGACCAGGCCCATGAGTTAAAAATGATGGACAAGCAACTGGAGCAACAAATCCAGCTTGGCAATCAGAAAATGCAAATGATGGATATTGAGGCCGATATTCGTGAGACTGAAACGCTTCACAAGGAACACGCACAGATAACCCAGAAAGGCTCTCAATGGGTAATAAATCTGTCATCTTCCGTGCGGCCTATAATGACCTACCTATTATTTCTGGAGTTTATCGTTCTTACTTTCTTGCTGGCGTTTGGCTACATCGACAACGCTATGTATGCGATGGTCTGGAATGAGCCAATTCAAAGTGTGTGGGCTGCGGTGATCTGCTTCTGGTTTGGGCAGCGCAGCTTTAATAGAAAATGACTTTTTTTGAGTCGCTTATAGAGAAACACCACCCTGCGTGGGACGGACACATCAATGCGTCCGGTCTGGCAATCATCAAGAGGTACGAGGGTTGGCGTTCGAGCCCATACCTCTGTGCGGCAAAAAGACCCACCATCGGATGGGGTTCTACATGGGATATTAATGGCAATCCTGTCACCCTGGATCACCCTGACATTAATGAGGAGCAAGGCACAGCTTTGCTCAGAAGAGAAATCGCGCACGTTGAGAAAGGAATTAGAAGACTTATCAAAGCGGAATTAACTGAGAATATGTTTTCCGCTTTGTGTAGTTTTGCTTTCAACGTAGGCACGGGTAATCTGCAAAGATCGACCCTCCGCATGAAATTAAATCGCGGTCAGTATGAAGACGCAGCAGATGAGTTTCCAAAATGGAGAAAAGCTGGCGGCAGAATCCTTAAAGGATTGGTTCGCCGCCGTGCTTCTGAGCGTCAACTTTTCCTGCGTGAATAATTTTAAAAAAATAATCCTGGTGATCCCGACAGGATTCGAACCTGTGACCCTCAAATTAGGAATTTGATGCTCTATCCAACTGAGCTACGGGACCGACCCCAAGATTATTTGTTAGACTAACAAATATCTAACAAACATTCTTTGCATATCTTTTACTTTCCTAACCCATCGTAACCTGCTATTACCCATCAGTAACTAGTGAAAACTAGTGTTTCTGCTAAGTTATTGATTTATATGCAGGTTATTTGCTGGCCGTTTCAGATTAGGAATCCTAGGGCCAACATTGCAACCAGATAGCTAAAATACATTATAAATCAGTAACTTAGCCGCTCCTACGGGGCGGCTTTTTTTGCGTTTTAGGGGCTAATTAACAAATGTCTAACAAGTATTTACAAAATAAATTATTAACAAAATAATCTTATGGTCATTTTATGATTGCAATGCACATTATATTGTCGTTAAATCAGAACGTGGTCAGGGAGATCACATAACCACAAGGAGAGAGAAGATGATTGAGCTACATTATTTCAATAACGACACGGGCATTTTTGATTTCAAATGCACCTTGGATGAATTTATTGCAGAGAACAATTACGACGGCATCAAACAGGACATAGAAAAAATCAAATCTGCAAACATTGGTGACGCAGTTATTATCGATCACGCATACACAGTTAAACGGGCTTAAGGGGGGAGTGATGGCTGAACTTATTAAAATTCCAAAGCGTTACTATGACGACCATGTAGATTGCGAGTGCATTGCCCCGCAAATTATTCGGGAAACTAAACAGCATTATTTCATTGATCCGACTGAAAACGATGAAATGGCTGAGTTTCGTAGCCGCTTAGATTTATATGCTGACAGTCCTTGCACGCCAGATTATTGGGAAAATGGCTTCAGCGGAGTTGTTTTGTCGGCGCGAGCAACTGTAGCCGCTTTAAAGAAAGCGAGGGGCCAGAAATGATTATCAGAGAAGTCTTTGACGATCAAAACCGTCTGCTACGCCTAACGGCAGACACCCGACCGCATGGCGGTCAGAAGTCAATCCCAAGGTGCGACGGTTGCCGTTGCACCAAAGGGAAAGTGAAGCAATCTTGTGCAGCTATGAAG